AAAAGATAAACTGTATGCAATCGCACAAGACGGAAGTAACGGAGCAGCATACTTAAACATTGGAACCGGAGAAGGCACAGAACACAAACTGGCATACCTTGGCGTAGATCTAAGCAGCATAAACGCAATCAGTATTCAGGACTTGCGCATGGCAATTGCCTTGCAGCACATCTTTGAGGCAGATGCACGAAACGGCACGCGCTATCGCGAATTCCTTTCCGGTACGTGGGGCGTAACGTCACCGGACAGCCGTCTGCAGATTCCTGAATACATCGGCGGACAGCGCATCCCAATCAATGTCAATCAGGTTGTGCAGACAAGCCAAACGGATCCGACGACCGGACAGGCACTAGGCAATACGGCAGCATACAGCCTGACCACATGCAGCAAGCAGATGGTGGACTATGCAGCAACTGAGTACGGCTACATCATCGGTCTGGCAGTAGTACGAGTAGAGCACAGCTACCAGCAGGGACTTGCAACCAAGTGGACACGCGGCGGGCGGTTCACCTACTACGACCCGCGACTGGCAGCCCTGGGCGAACAACCAGTGTACAACCGCGAAATCTATGCACAGGGCACAGCCGAAGATAACGAAATCTTTGGCTATCAAGAGGCATGGGCGGACTACCGCTACAAGCCTTCGTACGTAACCGGAGAAATGCGGTCAAACTACCAGACAAGTTTGGACGCATGGCACTATGCGGACGATTATGACAAGCTTCCGCATCTCTCTGCAGAGTGGATTCAAGAGGGAACACAGAACATTGACAGAACAATTGCAGTAACAAGCGCAAAAAGCCACCAGTTCTTATGTGACTTCTACTTCACGGAAGACTGGTATCGCGAGATGCCTATCTACAGCATCCCGGGCATCGAAAGAATTTAAGGAAGGAGGAAGCCCCGCAAAAGCGGGGCTATTTTTGAATGGAGACGTTATTAAAGCTTTTGCCATCGCTCATGCAAGGACTGAGCATGCTAACAGGAATCATAACAAGCAGTAACCAAAGCGGCGCCAAAAACAGCCAAGGAGCCGGCAGCGAAAGCAGCACCGGCAGCGAGACCACAACCGGCAGCATAACAGGACCGCAGCAAATCGGAGCAACACAAATCAGCACGCCGACAGGTATTGCCACATTTGGCAACCAGAGCAGTGTAAACACCGCAAACGCACTGCAAATGATGAGCGGACTGCTGAGCAACCTCGCAAATGCTGGAAGCCAAGCAAGCGCCAAGAAGTACAACAGTGCAGAAGCAGCAGCAGAACGAGCGTTTCAAAAGGAAATGCGCGGGACAGCCTATCAGGACACCGTAAAGGACATGATCGCAGCGGGCATCAATCCTATCCTAGCAGCAACCAACGGCGCAACAAGCGCACCATCAGGAGCATCTGCAAGCATTGGAAGCCAACGTTATAACCAGCAGAGCGCACAGGCTGCAAGCGTATCCGCAATGTACGAATATGGCAACAACACGGCAGAGCTGGCAGACAAATACTTACAGCTAGCAAAACAGGCCACCAGCGCAAAACAGCTTAAGAGCGCGAAAAGCTGGGAACAGGCAGCGAGCGAGCTGGCAACATCAAGCGCAAAACAGGCGCAACAATACACCTATGCAGCTAACAAATTAGGCGCAGGACTTGCGGGAGCTGGTAAAGCAGCCAAAGAAGCAGCAGAAAAGGCTGGCAAAGCAGCAAAAGACACAGCGGGAAACTACAAAAAGTACAACCAAAGAGTGCCAATCATGCCAAACATGGACGCATTCAACGCATACAGAGGAGACTAAGAAAAGGAGGGGGATGGCAAAACGTCCCCCTCCTTTGTAACAATAATCCAAAAAATAAAGAATGTGGAAAACTTGAGTTTTCAACACTTTCAACAGGTTTCAACAACAAGTTGCACAAAGAAATTCGTCAGAATGACGAACATTCAACAATTCAACAAGTTTTCAACAAAGTTTTCAACAGGCAAAAAGGCAATAAATAAACGCAGTAACGTTAAAAAAACGAGTTTTCAACAGTTTCCACGCTACTACTACTACGACTACAACAAGTTAATATAAAAAGAAAGCGAGGTGTCAACCGGCACAAGATAGACAAGGAAGCTTGTGCCGGTAACAAAAATGCCATGTACAAAACCATTAGTATTTCAGATGGACACGAAAAAACCACAACTGTGGGGAAGTCTGGAGAACCTATCAAAGCAAGGACTACAAACGGACATCATGGACGGAATCAAAAAAGGAAAATTCGCATTATTACCATGCGGTAAATGTGAATACTGCCGCAAACAGATGGCTGACCAATGGGCAACCAGAATAGAGCTGGAAGCCAAAGAATGGGACGATGTGATTTTTCTGACGCTAACTTACGATGACGAGCACATACCTTATGGTGAAATTATCAAAGGATACCAAAGCATCCAAAGCCAAACAGTAAGCAAACGAGACGTGCAGCTATTTATAAAGCGGCTACGAAAAGCATACAAAAAACCAATAAAATACTTTCTAGCGGCTGAATATGGTGACAGAACAAAACGACCGCACTATCATGCAATAGTATTTGGACTAAAGCCACCGGATGCACAATGGTATAAGAACCAAAAGGGAAACAGCTATTTCAAATCGGAATGGTTACAAAAAATCTGGGGCAAAGGCCTGATAGACTTTTCACCAGCACAGCCGGGAAGCTTCGCATACGTGGCGCAGTACGTCAACAAAAAAGCCATAGGCGCAGAGCAAGAGGCAAAGTACTGGATGGAAGGTCGAGAACCTGAGTTTAGAATCATGTCGAAAGGCATCGGCGAAAAGTATCTAAACGAACACAAAGATGAAATCTTGAAAACGGATAGCATCATATGCGCTGGAGGACGCGAGAAAAGGCCTCCACGCTATTTTGATAAGATTCTAGATAAGGATACCAGCCAAGACACAGAAAGCTATTTTAGGGCACATTCTGACGAGCTGAGAAAGGTTAGAGCCAGACGCAGACGCAGTGCAATACAAAGCTTAGTCAATCTCGAACAGTCTACAAGCGTGGATTATGAAACCTATCTTAACATTCAGAGGGAAAAGGACAAGCTAAAGCAAAAATGGCGTGAGCCGAAAGCATGACGCGCACAGCGCTTATAATGAATGGATTAGCCGCATTCCGCTTTAGCTCCATGCGGCAGAGCGCTAAAGCGCTTTTCAAACCAAAGAAGCAAAACCAGCAACTGATATATCAATCTATTTTCTTAAAAAACCTTGACTTTTTCCCAAAAAAAATGGTAGAATATAATCACAGAAAGGAGGCCACAAAAATGGCTGAACAAAAAAATTATAAGTTCCTCATAGTGGTAAACCACGACGACTGCACCAACACAAAAGAGCTGCAAAGCATGACGACAAAAGAAGCAAGAAATTACGCAAGCGAACTTGCACAATTACGCGGGATTGATTCTGTCAAACTTTACCGCATTGACAAAACAGAGATTTTTGCATAAAATAAAGGCAGGCGACCAATATTGGTTGCCTGCCTTTTATATTTAAAAGAAAGGAGATAAACACAATGGCACACAGAAGCGGTGCAGGTCAAGGCGACCAGAAACGTTTTACCCAGACTGCAAAACGGGTAAAAAACATCAACGTCCGGCCAAAGGTAAGCCGGGGCGGCATCAGGCTGTAACTGGACAAAGGCCAAAAAAGAAAGGAGGTGGTTTAATGGCACTAATTAAGGTCAAGGACGTCAAAGAAGCGATTGAACTGATGATGCGCATTCTGGAAAAGCTTGACGAAATTTACCACGCACTGAAGGACGCGGGGAAGGAGTAAAAATGCTGCATGAATACAGCTTATTCAATCAGGGCACCCACCAAGTAAGCGAACACTTCAAAGTGAAAGAATTTGCGCAAAAAGATTACCAGTGCGATAAAATTCTCATTGAATCAGAACTAGTAAAAGTGCTGGAAGATGTAAGAACACACTTCAATATGCCGGTGATCATCACCAGCGGATACAGAACACCAGAATATAACGAGAAAATCGGCGGTGTAAAAAACTCACAACACACAAAGGGCACAGCAGCCGACATCAAAGTGAAAACGGTGCTAGCAAGCGAAGTGCAAAAATACCTAAACCGCAAATATCCAGAAAAATACGGAATAGGCAGATACGAAAACTTTACGCACATAGACGTAAGGGAAAAGAAAGCTCGATGGAGGGGCTAAAACGTGAAAATGACGTTCTATTGCTTCAAAGACAGCGTAACCAACGGATACAGCAATCCATTCTTACAGCTCAACAGAGCACAGGCAATCCGAACGGCAAAATGGAAAGCCAACGAAAGCAAGGTAAACGAAATCGAAGACGTCAGCCTGGTTGAACTGGGCGAATTCGACACCGAAACGGGCGAAATGTACGGCGCAGACCCGAAACAGCTGTGCAGCCTGACAGACCTCAAGGAGAAATTTGATGTTAAATCCTGATGCAATGGTAAGATACTACGGACTGCCGACCGAGAGAGTGGCAAACAATCCGGGCAGCAAGACTGCACCAACGTGGAAAGCAGTAAAGCGACCGAACGGCACAACAGACTACATTCAGCAGCCGGATGAGAACACATACGAGAAAATCCAGCGAGCCGGCGAGGGCTACGACCTTGCAAGCGCAATCGCAAGACTGGAAGCTGGGGACACATCCATCAAGGCAAAAAGCATGGTATACACCGAAGGAACTGACCTTGAAAATCTGCCGAAGGACATCATGACGATGCACGAAAAGGCCGAAGCTGCAGCCGAAACAATGGAACAGCTGAAGCAAGTACAGCAGGCCAAGCAGCCGAAGCCGGAAGCGGAAGAGAAAGAAAAAAAAGAAGAGGTGAAGGAAAACGAACAGAAACAGTGAAAACCATTTCGCGCAAGTGCCGCGAATGGAACGACCACGAAGCAAATTTGACCGAAGCCACCAGCTGTTGACGACCATCAACGAAGGTGAATTGGTGCCTATCTACTGCGATGAAGTACTTCCGGGCGATACGGCAAAAGTACACCTGAACGGGCTTATTCGAATGAGCACACCCATCTATCCGATTATGGATAACTGCTACATGGATACCTACTTCTTCTTTGTTCCGTGCCGTCTGCTCTGGGAGCACTGGGAAAACATGTTCGGAGAAAACGACACGAACTACTGGGCAGAAAAGACCGAATACAGCACACCGACTTGCAAAATCGGAGGCAAGAGCGGCCTGAATAATGGCAGCATCGGAGACTACTTCGGACTGCCGACCGGAATCAAAAACGGAATCAAAGTCAACGCACTTCCGGCGCGCGCATACGCCATGATTTACAATGAGTGGTTCCGTGACGAAAACGTAGAAGCACCGATGATGCTAGGATACAAAAAAACCGATAAAGCGGAAGACGATGAAAACCCGGCGGAGACAAATACGTATGCCAACGAACCAAATGTAACAACGGACACCAAAGAAGCGAACCTTTACGCAAGAAAACCCGCAAAAGCGGGCAAGTTCCACGACTACTTCACATCCTGTCTGCCATCGCCATTGAAATCTGACACTGTGGAAATCAGCCTGACCGGTAATGCAATGGTGACGGGATACACAGACAAAAACTACACGGAAAAAACGAGTATCTATACAAACGCCTTCTTTGACGGAAAAACAAACCCGACCAACGTAAAAGATAAACTGTATGCAATCGCACAAGACGGAAGTAACGGAGCAGCATACTTA